GGGCAAGCTGGTGTGGAATTTCTTGGACGTAAGTACATGTCCACCGTCTGGTGGGGTGATCCCAACTCTATGTGCGATCTCGCCAGGCAATTGTCGAAGTTCCACACCACCGTGACACTACATGGCGTCACCGAGGTGGAGAAACTGCTGGAGAAGTGCCGTGCCTATGTACTGACCGATGGCCAGACACCCGTCATTGGGCCCTTCTGTAGGGCCGTGTTGGCGGCACATGGCGCCGAGGTTGAAATGACCGAGGCGACCAGGGCCATACGGAGGTGGGGTTCCGACATCCCACTAGAAGTGCAATATCCCAACGAGTTCTGTGATGAATTCAACCACATCGCAGAAACCTCCCTGGCACCGTACTGCTTCGACTTCGCCGCTTTCCAAAAGTGGCTCGACGAACCGAAGCAACTGGTCGACTACCTCAAACCTCCCACGCTCAGTGAAACCAAGGCTCAGACATACACTGGACGCGTGGTGGTTGGACCCACAGGTGCTGAAGAAGTGCTCGGCCCTGAGGTGGCACCCATGGAGCATGACCTGGACGAGAGCAAAAGCGATGAAGAGGAGAACTCTGAGCTAGGCCCTCGGTCCGGGAAAATCCCTGCCAAGGCGACTGCTGAGAAGGCTGATCAGTATTTTACTGACCTAGACTTCCTGGCAACTGCCACCGCCGAGTCAAGCTATGGCAAGGGAAAAACCAAATCTGAAGATCTGTCTGAATCTACTTCGACCGACGGCAACCCGCCAACCACAGCGACTCCCAACCCTAAGAAGAAGGCGCCTAAACAGAAGAGCGACACTTCAAAGGGAAAGGATGACGCTACGGACGGTGGCGATAAGCCCAACAAGAAGGCACCAAGAAGAAAGGATGCCTCTCCAAAGGGAGATGGTGACACCAAGAATGGTGGTCAATCACAACCCAAGGATAAGCCTGGTCCCCAAACCAAGGACCGGAAGGGTACGAAGAAGAACACCACCTCGGCCAAAACTGGTGGTGAATCAGACTCCCAGTCGGAGGCTACACCCAGAACGCGCAGGAACCGTACGCGGAAACCGAAGCGGAAGGGGGAAGTCGACGCAGGGAAGTAGTTGAATAGAACACCGGGACTTTGGCGGGCACACCTTGGGTGTCCGCATTCGTTTTTAATGTCGATTTGGAATATTTACAGATCGCTCTTTGTCCAAAGTCCCGTGATAACGGATAAGAAATGCCCAACAGACCAAAGCAACCAAAGCAGCCAAGGCGGAAACGAAACCGCAGGGGACGGCGCAACAAACAACCGCAACGTTCCTCCGGTTTGTCCGCTTATGCTAGAATGCTTGCGGATCCTTGCAACGCTACCCTCGTTCCGGGTATCTACGGGGACTCCGAAGGACTCCTCGCAAGGCTCAAGAACGAACTGACGTTTTCCGGCAACTCAAACCCTGGCACCTCAGGCTACATCTTGTGGCTCGGTGATTACCATGGTGCCCGTCAGAGTAGCCCTGCAGCCTACCGCACCGGCTCACTTGTAGGTGCGCGGTTCACCTCTGCAAACGTCTCCGTCAACAACACTATTGCAGGACCTGCTTTTTGTAGTCCTGATTTAGACGGCAGTGACAATAATGGCTTTAGCCTATTTGATCCGGCCCAAAAGTTGACCAACGGAATTGCCCGCGATGCCCGCACTTTGAGCGCGTGTATTCGTATGGCCTATCTCGGTTCTATGCAAGCTGCCGCAGGGCAAGTTGCATTCATAGAGAATTTGCCCCTGACCGATGTGCTAGGCACTAACGTGAATGAGCTATTTCGCTTGGCCACGACTGTCAAGCGCATTGGTGTTGGTAACCACGAGGTCAAGTTCCGTCCCAGTGAGAATTCTAAGTTCTTCTCCTCGTACGAAAAGGCTGATCAAGACACCCAGTCACAGAGTGACATTTCCTCTCCATTAACACTTGGATCAAATGGAACTGGTGTAACTACAGTTGAAGACGTACGTGGCATGCGAGTATTTGGCTTCGCATGGCGTGGAACAGACGACGCGACCAACCTCGCGTTTGAATTCGTAAAGAATGTGGAATGGCGCCCGAGATCTGACTCAGGGCTTCCAACCACCAAACCTGTCGCCCTCCATGATTCATCCATGGTACACCTTGCCGAGCGTGAACTTGATCGCAAGCATGGTGGCACCTGGTCACTTAGCTCACTTACGGGCCCAGCTGGCCAGATCGCCGAGACCGCCTTCACTGGTGTGCTCGAACAGGTTGGTTCTTCTACCAAGAAGTACCTCACTAAACAAGCAATGCTGCAGTTAGGTGCTAATATGCTCCCTGCTCTAACTCTGTAAGCTGGCAACCCAAAATCCTTCCTACTAATCTGTTGTAGGACGCTTACTAATGGACACACCAGTTGTAGACTCACTACCAACATTCTTCAGAAGTACATACATCTGAAATAATTGGTAACTACAGTCACACATCTGGTAAATCCATGACCCCTCACTAAATTGTCGTGAGGCGTAACAACCCA